AACTCGTTCTCCTCATAAGGAGTACCATAGAATTTATTATCTTCAAACTTATAAGTGTATCCATAGTTCTTACAGAAGGATACAATCTTATCTAACAGTCCGACGTAGATTTGCTTGGAACGCATATCAAAGAGATGAATCTCTCCGTTCCAGTTTCTACCACGGTACTGTGGCATAAATTTTGCATTAGGAACCTCAAACTTAAAGTGATCTCTAAGTTCATATTCTATATGAGGTTCAGTATTAATCTTTAAAAATACTTCGTTGGATTTTGAAATAACAAGATTCGCAGTCGTGTCAATCACATAGATCCATTCATCTACGAATATTTATTACATATTGCTAAACCTATGTTCAAGCATGATCCTGTAAAAATGATCTCTCATAGCAAGCAAATCCTCTTGCTCCACAGGATCTCCTCCAGACCATTTTTCACAAGCTTGCTTAAGACCTGTGTAGATAATGCGAACTGCCTGAATCGGTAGTTCTAATTGATAATACTGATCTTCGTCATCCATCATCCTAATCCTGCATTGAATCTCATAAACTCGATTGCGTTCTTGATTTGATAGGTTCTATTAGTTATCTGTTTTAGTATACTTTCGATATAAACAAGCATTGTATCGTAATAATCAATCTTTAAACACACTGTAGACAATTTTTCGTCGGCGTCAAGGTACTTCTGCATTGTGTCCTTGTCGCGAATCTTTTTTGGAAAAGGATTCTGCACATATACATCAGGGTCTGCTTTACCACTGAAGTATTCGTAACGTTCGTGTCGGATATTTTTTCTCTGTTGCTCTGCTTTTTTTCTTAGTAGAAAAACTGTATTGTACATTTCAAAATACTTCGCATGGAGAGTTGGGATTCCTAATGATTCTTCGTGTAAATTGTCTCTATCAATTTTTGAATCTTTCTCCCACATCTCTTGAAGTTTATCAAGATCGATCATAAAGAATTGCCACTCATATCTTGCATATCGTAAATAGTATACTTGAAACTTACCTCTGCTGTAAAGTAGTCAATATCTGTATCAGTTGCATCGAAAGATATAGTTGATAAGGAATATGGAAATACATCTTTAAACATCACTTGAAATTTAGGAACAAGATTATTGCTCAATATTTGAAGTGTAGCGTCTGAGTATATGTTTTCGCCAGCTTGTCCAAATCTGCTTTTAACCTTACCCTCTTCAGCAAGATCTTTTAGTTGACTTAATTTTTCTGGATATCCAAGACCTCTAATCCAATTTTGGATCTCCATGTAATTGAACAGATCCTCATCGACTAAAAATCTAAGATTTAAATCACCAAAGACAATTTTATCACCAGGAATATCAAGGTCCTTTAGATAACTAGTTTGCTGTGCAATTCCAAGATCTAATGATGGAATGTTTGCTTGATTGCAGAAAAAAGCAGCGGAAGGACACCTTTTCAGCGAAAATTTAAATCCTGTTGGTGCTAAAAAGTTTCTATTACTAATTGGAGTTCCTGGTCTTTCCGCAGGATTTTTTCTTTTGGCCATGATTATTCAGAAACTACAGTGGCATTAGCAAAATGTTTTGGAGTATAAGTCACACCATTTTTGGTAACAGTGGTTGCTTTGTCTGCATTAGCATCAGACTCATTAGCATATACTTTCCTATCATCGTAAGTCTCAGTCCATCTGTTGTCACCTGTATAGTATACATCACCAATAGTTGGGTTCATGACACTTGGTGTTTTAATGTGAAAAGGCATGTTACTTAGTTCTCTACATTCTTATTTAGATACAAAAAAAGGACCCCGAAGGGTCCTTTGAAAAGTCTGTGAACAATTGATCACATGAGGTTCTTGACTCTGACTCTTCTGTAGTAGCGGTTGCTGTTGACACGGAGGCGTCCCAGACCCTGAGTGGTTCCTTCTGCGAAGGGGTTGGCGGTAAGACCATAGCGAGTCTTGAAGCCAATTTTGGGTTGGAAGGTATCCTGACCAACGGCACGGACCATCTGCAGAGGTACGTATGGGCAGTAGAAGAGACCTGCGTCATAAGGGGAAGTACCCTTATAACCTACAACGTAGTACTGGTTGCCGCTATCGGTTGCGGTGTTACCAGATGCCAGGTTTGCAGAATAAGGATCGATGTAGACACGATACTTACCTTGCAGAACACCAGCGAAGGTGTTACCAGTGTCATCAACGTTAAGGTTAGCGTTGAGTGCAGGGGTGTAATCGAGAACACCAGCCATGGTCAGTGCAGACGCAACGTCAGCAGAGCACATGATGATGTTGCCCTTTCCGCGACGAGTTCTTTGTGCGATTGCGTTCGCATCTCTCTCGATTTGGAACAGAAGACCCTTGAACTTCTCAACAGACCAACGTCCGTTGGAGTCGATGTCCAGGTCAAACTCACCAGCGGTAGCGGTGTTAGAAACAGCACCTTGCTCAGCGATCTTGTAGATCGTTCTGATGACTTCTCTGTTGATCTCAGCAAGGATCTCAGTGGAGAGAATGTTAGCAAGTTCTGCTTCAGCGTTCAGACCGTGGATTGCCTTAAGGTCTTGTGCCAGTTCCAAGGAGTACTCAGCTTTGAGTGCTCTGGACTTAGCGGTTACAGTGACCTTCTCGATCGAGAATGCCATCTGGTTGAAGGAGTTGCCGCTTTCGCCAAGTTTCTCAGCGTCGTCGGTTCTCATTCCCTGACCGACGTTATATCCGGTGGATACAGCGGTGCCAGTTGGGTTCAGAACTGAAGGGTTGCTACCAACCTGTGCGCCACTAGTACCAAGACCAGCAGGCTTATCGGTGAAACCGTTAACCAGGTTGCCCTGGGAGTTCTGACCAGCGAATGCGGTGTTTGCTTCGTCGTAGAATGCCTCGTCGCCAGACTGATTGGTATAGCGGGAGCGCATTGCGAAGATGAGTCCAGTAGGACCGGACATTGGTTGTACGCCTGCGAGGTCATATGCGACCAGGTTAGGCATAGAGCGTCTGATCAGAGAAATCAGAACGGGGTCGAAACCTGCGGTAGGACCTGCAGCAGCAGAGGATCCAGTGAAACCACCATCACCAACAGCGTTGGTAGGTGCTTCGTTAAGCATTCCGCTTTCAGAGAAAGCAGACTGCTCACGCATGAATTTTTCTTGGTTTTCGAGCAGGACAGCGGTGACGGCTCTTCTATGAGGATCAGAGATCTTGTCGCAACCTTCATGGTTGAGAAGAGGTGCCCACTTTTCCTGCAACTGTTCGGATTGGAACATTTGCTTTACCTATTAAAAGTGTTTACGGTTTTGTTTGAATTATATTAAATTCAATTATTTGCTAAAGGAACCCAGGGTTCTGAGGTATGCATCCATAGAACCAGTATACGATTCTGCGGCAACATCTACACCTTCAGAGAGGGTTTCAGTTTTAGCAGAGGAAGACTGTGGCTTAGAAGAGAAATATGACTCTCTAAGTGTCTCCAGCTTTTCACGATATTCTTCTTCACTTTCAAACTCAACACTTTCGGAAAGTGAGGCGAGTTTCTCCTTTTGAGTCTGTGCAAGACCTTCGGATACTTGAGTAAGAATTGAATCTGCAGAAGACTCAGCGAGTCTCTTATTCAGACCAATGTTCTTCTCAATCTGCTCATTGAGTTTTGTCTCCATATCATCAAGTTTTTCTACCATGCTCTCAAGCACATCATATTTGTCTTCAGGAATAGTTACATAATGTTCTTCAAAAAGTGACTTCATTCCGCCAAGGAACGATTCAGTCATTTCAGTCTTAAGACCTTGCTCGATGGCGAGTTCGTTTTCGTTAACCCACTCATCTGCAACGTACTCAAGGTAAGAATCAACTCTTTCCTTGAGTTCTTCGGTTGCTTCGACCAGACGGTCAGCCAGTTGTTCTTGATACTGTGCTTCCAGTGCTTCTTTGACTTCAGCAACCTTAGTATTGATTGCTGCTTCAAAGATGGTCTTTGCTTTTGCTTTGAAGTCTTCGGAGAGATCTTCACCACCAAGCAGAGCGTTGACATCTTCTTCGATGTCGTACTCAGCAACGGTTTCGGTCTCTTCTTCTGCTACTACTTCTTCAGTAGCAACTTCTTCTTCCTCGATTACTTCTTCAGTATCGAGTTGCTCT